AGGAGGTGCACTGCGAAAGCGCACCTCCTAGCTACTCGAAGCTTTGGTCGTGAAACCTTAGCTGTTGAGAAAGCAAGAGCCCCACCTTTGGACCGGCTAACACTGGTCCTCTAGCGGAGCAGAGAGGGACGTTCGTCCTCCTCCTGCAGGGGCCTTAAAGGCCCCCGACCTCCCTTAATAGGGAGATCCCCGCCCGAGCTTTATGTCGACGCGCTCGGGGCGTCCAGAACGCTCCAGGTGCTCTTCATCCACGCTCGCAACGCAGACGCCGGAGTAAAGCGGTCGATCGTCAAAACGACGGTCGTACCACTCAAACCGGCCGAGACACTTGAGCAAGGCACCGCGTCCCTCCAGATGATCCGGAGGAGGCACGGCCACTACTCTATACCCCTTGACTAGAGGGGCATGAGTGTGAGGGTCTAGCGTCTGGAATTGATAACCCAGCGCAGATTGCCTGCCAAGCAGTGGTGAGGTTGGCGCAACATTGGGGAAACACCGAAGCATCCCCCCTAAGAAGCTATCCAACCACGCCGCCGTCCGCCAGAGCCCAGACCAGTAAAACTGGTTTCGGAGCTCGACGGTGGCAACTACACCACCAGCATCCTGCCGTCGTGACGGAAGTACCTCTCGGACCTTGACGATACTAACGTCTTGGCCCTCGTAGTATTCCCGCCCACAAGATTCTCTGAACCTACCGGTCCAGTAGGACTTGGCGACGTTAACTTTGTGTCCAAAAACACTCAGTTCGTCGACGACGGACAGCACATAGTCTCGGGGGACAATCAAGTCGTCCCCAAAGACACGCACCTGCCCGACGAACCTTTCTAGGTCCGCACGGGAAAGCGGTGTGTTGAGCTCTCGTTCTATCCCTAAGAAGATGACGGTAAGGAATACCATCGCCTCGAAGGGGAAACAAAGAGCTGAACCCATAGGCGCGAACTTGGACAAACGGATTACTCCGTGCCCAGGTACATCAGCCTTCCGTGAACGACACGCATCAACTGCCTCTAGCAAATGAGGCCAGTCAGCGAGCATCGCACGTACGTGCTGATTCGAGACTCTATCGGAAGCTTCGCTCATATCGAGCGTGGCTAGGTCCCCGCTGAGGGACCCTGCCATGGCCATTTCCCTATTAGGGTCCTGGTCATCAATTCCGATAACGCGCGAGAGGAAGTCATCCTCTCGTAGAGCGTCAACGAGGTCGTTCTTGAGAGCCTGCTGCGCATATTGCATCGCAGTAGGTTCAATGGCGATAACTCGGGGAGACTTGAGCGTTTTAGGCACCGTGATTACCCTTACGGGTACCTCGGCGCCAGGTTCGAGGACGTTAAATTCCTCCGTCCAACATAAGTTGGGCAGAAGGAACTCTTCAGCGGGCATAACCCGCTGAAGACGAGCGGTCCAGGTTAGCGAATCCCACTTTGCATTACTGCTTAGTCGGTCCGCTACAGCGCCTGGTCCGTGCTGCCCTCGGAGTCTGCCCCAATAGACACTTCTGTCTAAGGAGCTAAATACATCCGAGAACAACAAAGCGGACATCCGGACGAAATCCTCTAAATAAAGAGGGTCAAGCCGTGCATCCGCCTCCTTAACGTCCTGCTCACATTGAATAAACTCCGACATCGCTAGCCTCTCACGAACCGCAGAAACAACGCGGTTAGGGCCGCCTTCACGGGCGAACTCTGGGGAGGCTATCTTGCTGAACATCAGCGTTAGCTGACGAACCGCATAGATCGCTTCGACGTCGGGGTGTTCCAACAACACACCACTAACAGGGTCGAACACACGTCCAAGGAAACCTCGCAGAAATGCGGGGAGACCAGTACGACCGCCTGTCTTGAAAGACGGGCAGTCTGAAGGGACGACGAAACCTTGGTCAAGCCATTTTTGGACGGCTTTTCCTAGGTCCGCCAGGGTAATCGCTAGAAACGACAACCCCTCGTGTTCAACCCGACTCGCAACAGTGTTTATGTCGCGAGTGGCGCTGGTGCAACATCGCGCGGCCAATTCTTCGGCCGCACAGGACCAGAGTGATATCAGCCTTTTCATGGTCCCCCTTTAATTAGAGGTGGCCAATGCTGGCTTAATGACAACGTAGCAGTCTAGCCTCGCGGCTATTCCGCTCTAGGGGTCGTCACCGTCCAATGCCGCCAAGTCCTTCAACTCCTTTAGGGAGTCAAAGAAGTGGCTTATCGCCAGGTGTTCCTCATCCGACCGCTTTCGCGGAAGGGCAAGAATAACCTGAACGACACTCCGAGCACCAACAGAATCGGTGTCCGGTGGGCAAAAGACGACAAACAGACCCAACTTATTCGCGCCACTACGGCCCACAACGTGTGGGGCCGTGAAGTATGGCACCCCCAACGAGATAGACAGCATCGATACAGACAATCACAGTAATAAGGGTCAGTCGGTTGACTGCCCGCTGCGGAAGCTGGTCGGTGCTGCGACGCCCGGGTGCTACCCGGGTTGATCTGTCTGGGCTTCTCCTTTCGGGGAAGTCCCAGTCTGCCTCGTTGGCCTGGTCGTCCTCGGCCATCTCGACGGTAAGTCTTACGACTCGCCGGCGAGGAGCTTAGTGACGAGCAGTCCCGAAGTGGCTCCTAGGGAGGCAACGAAGCCATCCCAGATAGCCTTAACCTCAGCCGCCGTATACCCGGCCGGAGGCGTGTCGAAGACCACGTAAATTGACGTGGAAACCGAAACGTTCTCGGACGGGATATAGGGGTTCGAGGTGAGCTTCGAGGTGTTGATCCTGATCTGACGCCGCGTTCGGTCCTTACCAGTCTTCTGGTGTTGGACCTCCATCGACGTGAGACCGTCCGACGTCTGGTACTTCGTCTCGTCCCCTTCCGTAGAGATACGGGGGAGGGACATGGCGTTCCCGGAAATCGTGACTTGCAAGGGATCAGCGAATGACATTAAGCAATCACTCCTAGGAGTCGGTTAAAACTCCCTTGGCGTTTAGCGACGCGGATCACCGCGTGCCTTTCCGCGCTCGAGTAATGCTGAGCGCGGCTAGGATGGCCTGCTGGCGAGCTGTGAAGCTCTCCCAGGTTAGGCCAAACCCAAAGGGACTTGCCTGCACCCGTTTCTTGACCTCAACGGACAAGACGAGCGGCGCAGGACGAGGGAACCCCGTGTAATAAACGGGACCCTCGTAAGTATAGGTATGGGTGGACAGCGAATGCTCCATCATGTACCCGTACTTCAAAATCAGGCCGTCTTTCGACCAGGCGGTAGCGTTGGATATAACATCCCCAACGTTTCCCATCCAGTCGGCGGCCCAGCTCCAGGGGGCGAGATTCTAGAGAACTTCTGGAGTAATGGCGAGTCCATAGACTTTGTCAAGTCTGGCGGCGTAGTCACGTAGCTTGTTCCGAGAATGATAATCCTCGGGCAAGAAATACATGAAGGCACCGCTGAACCACCTCTTCCGATAGGTATTAACCCGACGGAAGACTCTACCCTCTGCTGGCGGAAGATCACGGGTAAGCGCTGTAGCGTTGGCCGGAAGAAAAGGCCTAACGTTTTCAGCTACAACCGTAACCGACTCCGACAGTTCCGGTGGGAACTCACGCCTACGACGAACCACACGGCCGGCATCACGCTCGTATTGGGCAATGATGCGATCGGCCTCGAGGACGGCACCGAAGAAATCGGTGATGTCCGCGACTAGTGGCTTCCATCCGAATTCGATACCTAGGTAATCTTTGCTAATCCCTCTCGGGAGAAGCTTGGACAGCCTAGTGTGCCAAATAGCGTGCCCTATGTATTTGGGCACGCCCTCTCGCATGAACTCAGCGAGGGCGGTGGAAAGGTTCGCGGGTGAATCGGCAGGCTTCACGTCAGCTATTACCGACGTGCCAAGCGCTTCGAGAAGAGCATCACTGCTCTCAACAAGCACTGGATAGGAAACCGCGGGATCAGAGAGGGAAATCGGTAAGATAACCCCCTCATAACGAGCGCGTGACCCAACAAATTTGTTAGGGTCCGTACCCGTCATAATCGTGCGGTCCATCATGCCGACCGAGTATTTTGACTCGATCTGCCTGATGCTAGTCCTAAAAGGACCACCGAGATCCCCTTTATTGCGATCATTTTTATGACCGCGCCATCGGGGATGAGACTCCGACGCAGTATTCTGCGTCCCCCTTAACAACTTAGGTACGTCCACCATACCTCTCCTGGGTGAACCCGGGGAGGGGGTGGTTCCGGTATCAAACCGGACGTTCCACGTCTGGAGATAGTACTCGCCGCTTGGCGGCGGCAAGGACCGTCTCTTCGACTCAGTTGCCAAAGGGCACCAGAGCTCCTTCTGGTTCGAGCAGTTAACTCTGCTCAATTTCGTCTCATCTGCACTGCGAGACGAGACGCGATAGCACCGCGCCCAGGGCCCCTGCTAAGGGG